GGATTGTAGAGAACAAATCATTTTACGCAACAGGAGGTTTCGATAATGCAGGGTTGTTCGGCCAGCAGGCATTCAAGAGCGGCGGTAAGTACATCACGGTCACAGAAGGCGAGGCGGACGCAATGGCTGTCAACGAAATGTTTGACGGCAAATGGCCCGCAGTCAGCATTAGATCAGGAGCAGCCGGAGCAGCCAAAGACATCAAAGCCAACCTCGAATGGCTAGAGACTTTTGATAATGTAGTCATCTGTTTTGATAACGACAAAGCAGGACAGGAGGCAGCACGGTCGGTATTAGATCTGTTCACCCCCAACAAGGCTAAGAATGTCACGTTGCCGATGAAGGATGCAGGCGACATGCTTAAGGCCCGCAAGGTAGCAGATTTTGTAAAGGAGTGGTGGAACGCTAAGGCTTATCGTCCTGACGGCATCATCGCAGGCGACGAGACATGGGAAGCTATTATAAAGCAGTCCGATGTCAAGTCCATTGAGTACCCTTGGTCATGTCTTAACGAATATACCCACGGCTTTAGAAGGCAGGAGCTAGTGACTATTACATCAGGCTCAGGCATGGGCAAGTCACAGATTGTCAGAGAGTTAGAGCATTACCTGTTAAGCGCTACTGAAGATAACATTGGTATCCTAGCATTAGAGGAAGATATACCAAAGACTGCTTTGGGTATTATGTCAATCGAAGCCAACAAACAGCTACACCTTGACAAGACAGTCACGGAAAAGGAGAAGCGGGGCTATTGGGAGCGCACTCTAGGCTCAGGCCGTATCTATATGTTTGACCATTGGGGCAGTACTAGTGAAGATAATCTACTAGGGCGCATCAGATACATGGCTAAGGGCTTAGACTGCAAGTGGATCATCCTAGACCACCTTAGTATTGTAGTATCGGATCAGGATAACGGAGACGAGCGTAAAGCCATCGACAGTATTATGACCAACCTACGCAAGATAGTACAGGAGACAGGCATTGGCTTGTTCTTAGTGTCACACCTACGTCGACCGTCAGGTCAGAAGGCGCACGAGGATGGCGGTAAGATTAGTTTGGGAGAACTCAGAGGATCGGCTTCAATCGCGCAACTTAGCGACATAGTTATCGGTTTAGAGCGTGACCAACAACATCCAGATCCAGAAGTACGTAACACAACATGCGTTAGAGTATTAAAAAATAGGTTCGTGGGCTTGACAGGGCCTGCCTGTTACCTGTATTATGATAAGGACTCAGGTAGAATGATTGAAACTGCCTGTCCTATATCGGATGACAGTAACGCGGAGTTTTAAATGCGGGAAATAGTATTTGACATTGAGACAAACGGCTTAGACCCTAGCAAGGTGTGGCTGGTATGGGCTTACGAGAGAGACACTAAAGAGTTTGTGCTTTTCTCCGGCGATACAGTCTCTAACTTTAGCCAGTACATAAAAGATATGGGAGCTTGTAAGGTAATAGGTCATAACATTATTGCTTTCGACATACCTGTCTGCGAAAGGTTGTTAGGTACTGACTTTAGTAAGTGTGAAGTAGTAGATACATTGGTTATGTCACGGTTGTCACAGCCCTCAAGAGATGGTGGACATTCACTAGAGAGCTGGGGCGCTAGGTTAAACTTTGCCAAAGGAGATTATGATGATTGGCTTAACTTTTCTCAAGCTATGGTGGACTATGGTAAGCAGGACGTTGCACTTAATGAACGTGTGTACCAGACACTGCTCAACGAGCTTGTTGGTTTTGGAAGCGAATGCCTTGTACTTGAGCATCAAACACAGGCGATTATTGCAAGACAGATTAAACGAGGCTGGACGCTAGACCAAGAGAAAGCCTTTATATTATTAGCGGAGTTAAAGGAGAAGAAGTATGAGTTGGAAGACAAAGTGCATGAGGTTTTCAAACCGTTACCGACATTTGTCAAACAAGTTACACCCAAGATTAAAAAAGATGGTACGAAGTCTGTTGTTGGACTCAAGTTTCTTGGCGACGACTGGGAGAAAGTACAAGGTTCGTTCAGCCGCATAGAGTTCCCCGTGTTCAACCTAGGATCACGACAGCAGATAGGTAGACATTTACAATACTACGGCTGGAAGCCCGACAGTTTCACTGAGAAAGGACAGCCCATCGTTGACGAGGCAGTGCTACGCAAAGTGAAAGGAATACCGGAAGCAGCTTTGATTGGTGAGTACCTAATGATCCAAAAGCGTATAGCACAGGTACAGAGCTGGGTAGACGCAGTACAGGATGACGGTAGAGTACATGGTTACGTAAATGCTAACGGCGCTGTAACGGGCCGTATGACACACTCTAGTCCCAACATGGGACAGGTTCCAGCAGTCTACTCGCCTTATGGCCGTGAATGTAGAGATGTCTGGACTGTACCAAAGGGTTACAAGCTGGTAGGTATGGATGCCAGCGGCTTAGAGTTACGTATGTTAGCTCACTACATGAACGATGAAGGATATACAAATGAAATACTCACGGGAGATATTCACACGACAAATCAGTTGGCTGCGGGCCTTGAAACTAGAGACCAAGCAAAGACTTTCATATACGCTTTCCTTTATGGCGCAGGGGACGCAAAGATCGGAAGTATCGTCGGCGGAACTGCAAAAAATGGTAAACGACTTAAGGAAGAGTTCCTTGGAAATACGCCAGCTCTTGGAAGACTACGAGAACGAGTTGGAGTGGCAGCTGGAAGAGGTTATGTTCTTGGACTGGATAGAAGAAGGATCGCTATACGATCAAGCCACGCGGCGTTAAACAGTTTACTCCAGTCAGCAGGTGCTATTATTATGAAGAAAGCCTTGTGTTTGCTTGACGAATATGCTACACTATGGGGTATAGACTATCACATTATAGGAAACATACATGATGAGATCCAAACAGAAGTTAGAGAGAAAGATGCAGAACGCTTTGGTCGACTCGCCACGAGTTGTGTCGAAGCAGCCGGACTTTTTTACAAGCTCAACTGCCCCCTTGCCGGAGACTACAAAGTTGGCAATAGTTGGGCGGACACCCACTAAAGGTAAATATTATAAGGATAACAAGTCAGCGGTACAGGCACGAGATGCCAAAAGAATGTGGGTTAACGGTGTTGAGGTTAAGAAGACACACCCACTGTACAGAGCAGGCAGATACAAAGGTTTTGAAGATGCAGCCTTTAGTTCCTTAGAGAACTACAAAGACAATCCACAGGGTCAGGTGTATATAATCGCGAACCCCGCATGGGAAGGTTGGGTAAAGGTAGGAATGGCTGTAGATTCGGAAGATAGATTAAAGAACTATCAAACATCAAGCCCCGAAAGAGATTATGAGTTATTTGACTATGAAGAGTTTGACGATAGGAGAGTAGCAGAGAGTATGGTACATGATTATCTACGTAAGCGTTTTAAACATAAGAACGAGTGGTTTGAGTGTAGTGCAGAATCGGCAATGAAAGCAATAGACGCTATACATTCTGAGCTACACGGTTCCGCGATGATGCTCAATGATTTGTGTGACGCGGCTGATGACTTTGGAGATGTTTATTTAGGAGACGGTGTATGGCTAAGGGCGTAGAAGTGAAGACAACAGATAACCTCGTCTCTGACATCTACGCCATGATGGAAAGCAAGGACGCTGACCCATCTGTAGATGTAGAGCAAGAGATAGAGCGTTTTGGAGAAGGTGTAAAGGCGCTGATGCGCACAGAGTTTGGTCGAGAAAAGCGAGAGGATAACCGCAAGCTACGCTTGTCAAACATTGGCCGCACTGACCGATACCTTTGGAATCACTATAATGGCACTGACAAGGAAGAGATAGAGCCGCACACCTATGTCAAGTTTATGTATGGTCACTTGATTGAAGAGATGTTACTCTTCTTGACACGTATGGCAGGACACACAGTTACGAACGAGCAGAAGGTGTGTAAGGTAGACGGCATTGTAGGTCACATGGATTGTTCAATTGATGGTATAGTAACGGACGTTAAGTCAGCCAGTTCATTTGGCTTTAAGAAGTTTAAGGATGGCAGTCTTGTACATGACGATCCATTTGGTTACATTGATCAGATCAAAGCCTATGCCCACTCTTGTGGCGAGACTAAGGTTGGTTGGTTAGCTATGGACAAAGCCAATGGACATCTGACTTACCTTAAGTATGACCTTGTAGACAATGCGAGTGAGAAGCTTAAAGTACCTATCGCTGACAGGGTAAAACACATCAAAGCCCTTGTGTTAGGGCCAGAGCCAACTGAGTATTGTTACGAGCCTATACCAGATGGCAAGTCAGGTAACATGAAGTTAGCAATTGGTTGTTCTTATTGTCAGTTTAAAGAACACTGCTATCCTGAGATGAGAGTATTTAGCTACGCCTACGGGCCTAAGTATCTTTGCAAGGTAGTCAACGAACCACGAGTAAGGGAGTTTGTCCTAGATGAAACAGGCTTTTAGGTCAGGACTAGAGAAGAACTTATCAGAGAAACTAGACGGGCAGTATTTGTTTGAACCATACGGTCTGCCCTACACTACACACAGGAAGTACCTACCGGACTTTGTACACGAAGACAAGGCAGTGTTGATTGAGTGTAAAGGTTTCTTTAGAGTAGGTGACACACAGAAGTACACGGCTATTAGAGACTCAATGCCGGAGTGGGAGTTAGTATTTGTGCTCAGCAACCCACACAAGAAGGTACGAAAGGGCGGTAAGATAACAATGGGTGAGTGGTGTGACAAGCAAGGCTTTAAGCACTACACTATAGACACAGCCAAGGAAATGACTAAGTACATTAAAAGGAAGAAAGTCTAATGGC